TTTGACAAGTAACGATGTTGCACAATCTATTGATGTTGAACAGCTTGGATATACAGCAGAAATAGAAAGCCGAACAGAAACAAGTCTTACCAATGCAGGGGCTACAAATGGTTTAATAGCTTCGGGGACATCTGCAAAAACAGTGACTTTTACTGACCCTTTTTTCACAGGTCAATCAGGAACAAGTATTGCTGCAAACTCTTTAAAGCCATCAATAGGTGTAACAATTGAAAATGCAAGCGCAGGGGATTTCTTTAAAATAACCAGCATTACTTCAACAACATTTGTAATAGAAGTTAAAAATAGGGATGTAGCTGGTAATGAAACATTTGTTGATAGAAATTTCAAATACAGTGCAACAGGATTTGGACGTGGAAGTTAATTTCAAAGTAGGATATACTTAGATAAAAAAATTAGGTTAGACAATGGCTCAACATGATTACGTTATAGACAACTCCACTGGAGCAAACGTGAGAGCAGACATAAATAATGCTTTATTAGCTATATCTTCAAATAATTCTGGATCATCTGCCCCTTCTACAAATTACGCTAGTCAATTTTTTGCTAATACTTCATCAAGTATTATGCAGCTAAGAAATACTGCCAATAATGCTCACATTAATTTATTTAGTCTTGCAGGTGCGCCAGCATTTCCTTTAGATGGAACAATAAACGGATTAAATATTGGTAGAGGATCAGGCAGCAGAACTGGTAATACTGTATTTGGTGAAAGTGCTTTGGATGCATCAACTACAACTGATGGTATTAGAAATACAGCCGTCGGATTTATGACTTTAAGTTCTTTAACTTCTGCGCAAGATAATGCGGCCTTTGGCTATCAAGCACTTGTAAATCTTCAGACAGGGTCTGGTAATACAGCTTTTGGAGGTTCTACATTAACAGCCTGTGTTTCTGGGGCAAATAATACAGCTATGGGTAGAGCAGCATTAGAAGCAAATACTGGCGATAATAATACAGCTATGGGCTATTTTGCATTAATTGCAAACCAAGGTGGCAGTGCAAATACTAGTCTGGGCTGGCGATCTATGGAAGCCAACCAATCTGGATCAAATAATGTCGCTGTTGGTTTTAGGGCATTGGATTCAAACACCACAGGTAGTGATTCAGTAGCGATTGGAGATCAAGCACTTGCAGCCAACCAAACAAATGGATTTAAAGTGGCAATTGGCGCAAACGCAGCAACGCTTGATACCGCAGCAGGGGCAACAGTCGCTATAGGAAATAACTGTCTGAAAACAAATGCGACAGGCGTTAACAACACAGGAGTAGGAGCACAATGTTTTATGTTAACAACTGCCAGTAACAATACTGGTTTAGGTCTTAATGCTGGGCGAAATACAGCTGCTGGTGGCGGTAATACCTTTGTTGGAGCGTCTGCTGGAATTACAAATACTTCTGGCGATTCTAATACAGCCTGCGGTGCTGGTGCGTTGAATAGCAACGATACAGGAGCTGGAAACACTGCAGTGGGCCTTAATGCAGGGTACAACCTGACTACAGGAAGCATAAACACCTTTTTAGGGATCAGTGCTGGTACAGCAAATTCCCCGGGCGGTCAAATCACAACTACTAGTAATAACTTTGTTTTAGGTGATAATAATGTTACAAATTTACTTTGTGCTGATACTTCAATTTCAGCCTCTGACTCAAGAGATAAAGCTGATATTACAGACTTTACACAAGGGCTTTCTTGGATTAATTCTTTAAGACCAGTTACATTTAGATGGGATAGAAGAACTTGGTATGGAACAGATGAAAAACCTTATGGCACATCTGATGGAAGTAAAAAGAAAGCAAAAATTAATGTTGGATTTTTAGCACAAGAAGTTTTAGAAGTAGAAAAAGCAAATGGATATGGAGCAGATAATGATAATTCACTAATTACATTTTTACAAGAAGATGAAATGGCATATATGTTGAAAGAAGGTAAATTCATACCAATACTTGTAAATGCAATAAAAGAACTATCAGCAAAAGTCACAGCCCTTGAATCAGGGTAAAATTACAATAATACTTTTAAAAAAATGGAAGAATTAACATCAGAACAAATTGAAACTCTTTACAAATCTGGTCTAGCGTCCGTTCTTTTTATAAATACTGATTCAAATTATGCAGCGTGGATAACAAGAACTACAATTCCGATTACAGAAAGTGAGTGGAAAAATAATATTAAAAAAAATGTTGAGTATCTTGAATATCTTAAAGGATATACAAAACTTGATGGAAAAACATCAATTTGGACATCAGAGGATTTTTCAACTATTGATGCAGCCATTACTACTGGAAAAAAACTTTACTAAATTATGAATCTAGAAAAATTACAAGAAACAAAACAACAGCTTTTATTGGAAAAAGAAAAGCAACTTGCAAATCTTTATGAAATCACTGGCGCGTTAAAGTTGCTGGATCAGCAGATTTTGGAACTACAACAGCCCTCCGCAACAGCCCAGCCATCAGATAAAGAGGCATCAAAGAAACAATTAAAAACAGAGTCATCAATGTAAGTGGCCCTGCTAATTTTATTAAAATTTCTCTAATCATGTTTGCTCGTATTTGTCAGATAGCTTCATTGTTATCTCTTTTGTTATCAGGGTCAATGGCTGCCTTCGGTTTCGTAGCAATACGCTATATGAAAAGCCCTGAGTTTGAAAGAGACTTAAAAAACAAACTTATGGGTGACTTACAAGAAAAAATAATTAAAGAAATACCATTGCAAATGCCAAGAGAAACATTTCCTGCAATGCCACTTTAATGGGAATACCAGACCTAAACATACCTGACATACAAATACAACCAATATTTGATTTTACAAAGCCAGTAGAAATAATACCTCTTACAATAAATGTTCCGGGCTGTACATATCAACATAGAGATGTAAAAAACACTGGTAATACAAATTTATTGCTTGATGACCCAAATGGTGTATTTACTGTTTGTGATGTACCATTTCCTAGTTTTAATCCAATGAATTATCAACCTAATAACTTGATAATGTCAGAGGACACACCGATAATATCTAATGACCCTGAAATGCCTGAACCAAAACCACCAGTAACGCAAAAAGAAGTTAAGAAAGTTGAAGAGTTTTTTATAAAATGTCCTGACCCAGAGAAAGATCAACGTATAGGGGATTTTCGTAACGATAAAAGACTAGAGCGTGTCATAGGGCATAAATTAAACGAAGATAAGAGCAAATGCATAACTTTGTATGAGGACACCAGCTTTACCGAGCAGTACATACCTAATGTCCCTGCTATTACTAATGCTGCTGCTATTGCTGTGGTTGCCGCTAGCACTCCGATTCTTATTAATATTGTAAAACCTCTTGTAAAACAGATAATATCTAAATTGACTAAGAAAAAAAATAAGGTAAAATAAATATCCGTAGATGAGTGTTATACCCGTTGCTCGTCTACTTTTTAATGATATGTTTATGCGGTAATACTTGGTTTGGTGGTACTGTTATAACAATATCTTGGCAAGTAACTGCACTAGGACTCCCAGCGACAAAACTAGCGCCAAGTCTAGCCTGTTCTGCACATTGTTTTAACCTATAAAGACTAATTTCATATTGTGTTTTTTTTATAAGAAGTTTTTGTGCTTCTATATTAACCTTTGCTGCTTCTTTACATAATTCACCACCATTACCAAGCGGTATATTAAATTGAGCAGATATTCCATAATTTAAGTTGTAGTTATCTTTTTCAAAACGTGGTGTTTCTTGATAATATTTTATTTCGCCAGTATCTTCATCATAAATTGCTTGTCTGGTAACAGTTTCAATAGGTCTATTAAATGACCAAGCATCTGTAAGATATGGTGTGATGGTAAGACTAGGAGATGTGCAAACAATACCTTGGCTGTAGCGGTTCTGTGGAAGGCTTGAGGGCGTTATCATGGTCGCATTATTGTTTACTACCCCTGTGCTTTGACTTTGAGGACTGCTTACTGTTGTATTGGCATATAAAGGCTTTACTGGTAAAAGTAAAAATATTATTGACCAAAGGTACTTGTGGTTTCTGAAGTAGTTGAAGTTGTGATTGTTCTTGATATGTTTGTAACTGTGTCTAGGCCGGGGGTTATGAGTGTTTCTTGTATCGAAAATGCTGCCCCATCTGTTGCTATTTTCCAACGAGGTATCGCTTCGAGATTTGGGCTTGTCCAACTAAAGTTTACCCCTCCAACTGTTTGGGTGCTTTCAGTCGTAGCAGTAGGGTTGATATATCCTGTTTCAGCTTCGATATTATGTCCACTTGCTGCATATGAGTAACCAGTTCTGTATTGGTATGATGTAATCGTTTCATTTATAACACTTTGACTTGTTGATGAGGTGGTTTGTGACCCTGAACGAAACTGCGGAACCACAGGTGTAGCAAGGGTTCTGAGCGGATATATTATTATAAGTAACAGCCAAAACTTAGTCAATGGTTATAGTAACTTTGGTTGAGCCTATACAACTTGTACCTGACCCACCGGCGGTACAAGTATGAACACCAGAACTCAATGACGTTAAAGCAAGTGAACCAGCTGTACCACCACTACCTATTGTGGTCTGTCCACCTAAAACTGGTAATGATGCGATTCCCGAACTAGGTGTTACTGCAGAAGGTGTAGCATCTCCCATTATGACCGATTCTGTTTTTGAGAAAGAAGAACCGGCAGTTGTTATGGATGTATCTGTCTGAATCATTGCTGGGACTCCGTTTGATAAACTACCAACATTTATTCCACCAATCTTTCCAGATGTTGTTGTATCGCCTACCGTTACAGATGGTGTAATATTATTACCACTTAGAGAATATGTTGTACCAACTTTATTTGTAACCACATATGGCATATCAACAGTAATCTGAGCAGACGTAACAAACTCTTGTTTTATATCCGCAAAAGCAGCAGATGGAAAAAATAAAAGCAATGCAAATAGTTTTTTCATTTGATTCCTACATTAGTGTCTTTGTTATCCACTATCTTAGCAGCGTTTGTAGGTTTCTTTTTGTTAACGGAGATACCATAGCTGCCTAAAACGCCACTGGTCAACCCGGCCAAAAACGCACCATCATTACGAATTTTGTCCATATATCCAAGAGTCATCATTGCCAAAGACCAGCAAAGAATCATAAATCGGACAGCATGACCAAAGATTTCGCCCCAATCCGTACCTTCTTTTTCTTCTTGTTCTTCTGCCATAAAATACTACCCATTTAAGAAGAGATGACCACCGCTTTAGGGTAGTATGTGCCAAATGTAGCAAATACTGTTATGTTTGGAAAGTAACACAAAGAATTATGATTAAAATTTTAAAACCAATATTGATGACCTTTTTAACAACAACTACTGTTAAACGTCTTGTTGTTGATTTATTAAGAGCAATTTGCAAACAAACTACAAATACTCTTGATGATAGGGCTGTTGACATTCTTGAAAAACAATTATTCCCAAGTAAATGAACCTAAAAAAATTTCTCAACATAGAAATAGAGGAAGCACCACCAGAGTTGCAGTTATCTGTTGAAATGCGTTGCCGAGAAATTATGCAGAGTGAAGATTACGACAATATAAAAAGATACTGTACACATTTAGTAAGACACCAAATGAACCAAGATGTCTTTCTTGCATCATTACTTGGTAGATTGGTCGAACTTGAAGCAAATCTTGTAGTAAAAGAAGTAAGAAAAAAACCTAATATGTTTAATAAAATTAGAAAAAAATTATTTAAGTAATTTGATAAAGTCTTTGTTTTTCAATAACTTTTTTCATCGACCAATATCTTATAAGGGTTTCAAGTTCGTTTATACGTTTTTTTGCAGCAATAATTTTATCTTTTGTTTGCATAACTATGAGTCGTATTTATCTATGTAAGCTTGTATTTCTTTATCTGAAAAGTCCTTTACAAGTTTTTTCTTGGTTTCATCAACTTGAAAATTAAACTTTAAAATTGCTGTTCTTATATGTTCAGCAACCCAACGACCTTGTTCTGTTACAACTTGTGCTTTACCTCTTTCGTTGATAAAAACATAATGGTCATAACCTTTCAAGGTATCGTCTAGCAATTCTTTTTCTAAGTTTGCCAAACGCATTTCTTTTAGTTTTCTAAGTTTGTGTGAATCACTCATTGTCGCCTCCTTTCTGGTTTACTTTGTCGTGTTGCTTTGCATTGTTTTTTTTGTCTTGGGCAATTTGCACTTCTTGGTTTTTTAGAAGTTAGATGCCAACCATTACCCTTTGGACAAGCATATGCGTATGTATGACCTTTACCAAGTCTAAACATATCTGCCGATACTGTTTTGGCATCTTTTTCATTTCTGTAACTGATCTTCTGACATTTCCAGCAGTGGTTTTGTACGATAAATCCCTTATCATCAATGTACTGTTGTAAGTCTTTTAAATCAATCCTTTTTCCCATGGGCGCCGTCTTTAAAATCTTTTACAAATACTTTTTTTATTTGCTTCCAGTTAGCCTTTATCAAGTTGTTTGAAAAGTTGTTACCA